GAGGATCTGGATTTTGAGATGTTGAAGGAGCAAGCTGAGCAGGAGACTTTCTATTCCTCTCTCGAAGGTTATGTGATTAAGACTTTTGAAGAGCACAAGAATGCTAGACAGGAATCAGGTATTGATACTGAGATGATTCAATCTGTGTATCAGACCAATGGTGAGTACCTGCCTGAAGAGATTGCTCAGATGACTAATCGCTCACAGATCTTCATGAACTTGACAGCAACTAAGAAACGTGCAGGTGTCTCGTGGATTCAAGACATCCTACAGCCAGCTAATGCATTCCCTATGGAGTTCAGACCTACTCCTGTTGAACATCTTCCTCCTGAGATCGAGGAGCAGATTCGTGCTTCCTTTGAGAAGGATCAAGAGGAACTCGTAAAGAAGATTCGTGAGAAGTATAAACAATCTCAACCGCAACCTCAAGAGGGTCAGGAAGGACAACCTCAGCAACCTCAACAGCCTAGTGCTTTAAGCGCCTCCAAGGAACTTCGTGAGGTGAATGAACTCCGAAGGGACCTAGAGGAAGCAATCACTGCTGAGATTAACAAGGTAGCACGTCAGCAATGTTCAGTGATTCAGTCAAAGGTTCTCGATGATCTTAAACAAGGTGATTGGGATAAGGCTTTTTCTGAGTTCATTAATGACTTCCTGATATTCCCTACTGCATTCATGAAGGGACCGATTGTATCTACTAAGAAGCGCCTAACCTACAAAGGTGGTAAACCTGTGGAAGAGCGTGAGATCGTGTTCGTGAACAAGCGTGTGTCTCCTTTCGACATCTACCCTAGTCCGAGTGCAGACACTATATATGATGGCAACTTCATTGAGCACATCCGACTCTCCAAGAAAGAGTTGAGTGACCTAGCCTTGATTGGTGATAAGCATGGGTACAAACATGGCAACATCGTAAAGGTTCTAGGTGAGAATCCAGGTGATGCTTCCTTTGGTATTGACCACAACATTGAGGAGTCTAAGGTACAGGCTGAGAAGCGGGGTAATCAAACTCATGCATCTACAGGCATTTATCACGGACTTCACTTCTGGGGTACTGCCAGTGTCAAAATGTTGACAGAGTGGGGTATTGAGGGAGAGTTAGTTGAAGATAAGGAAGAATGGGAAGAGCTTGAGATCGAGGTCATCCTTGTAAATCGCTCTGTAATCAAATGTGCAATCAATAAAGATCCACTTGGTCGTCGCCCTTATTATAGCGCCTCGTACCATAAGCGGTCTGGTTCTGTTTGGGGTAAGTCAATGCCTGCTAGTATGCGAGACATCCAGCGTATGTGCAACGGTTCAGCAAGAGCCTTAGCGGATAACATGGGTCTTTCTGCTGGTCCTCAGTGTGCTATCCTAGTTGATCGCCTAGCTGATGATGGGCCTATCGAGGAACAGAAACCTTTGAAGATCTGGCAGTTCAACAGTGATCCTCAAGGTAATGGTGGTAAACCTATCGAGTGGTTCACGATCCCTAGTAACGCTCAGGAACTCTTAGCAGTGTATGACCGCTTCGAGATCAAGGCAGATGATGTAACTGGTATCCCTCGATATGCTTATGGTAATGAGCAGATTGGTGGTGCAGGACAAACTATGGGTGGTCTTAGTATCCTCATGGAGTCAGCATCTAAGGGTATCAAGAGCGCAATCAAGAACATCAGTGAAGGCGTGTTGGTTCCTAGGGCTGAGTATCAGTTCTACTTGCGACTGCTTAAAGCTGAAGAGGATGAGACTCCAGTGAACTATCATGGAGATATTAACGTAATTGTATATGCATCTGAAGCACTTACTCTGAAGGCGGCTGAGCAGGAAGTACAACGTGAACTTCTGAAGGCAACCATGAATGAAATAGATATGAGTATCATTGGAAAGGTTGGTCGTGCAGATATGTTACGAAAGGTATTCAAAACTGCAAACTTCAATGAAGACATCGTACCTTCTCGATTGGAAGTTAAGATCAAAGACGAAGCAGATCAAGCACAGCAGGCTCAAGCACAAGAACAGCAGATGCAACTTGAACAGCAGAAATCGCAGGTCGGACTCCAAGCAACTCAACTTCAAGTTGATGGTCAGAAGCAAATGCATCAAGAGACTATGGCAGCTAAGCGTGAAGAGGTCGTGACTAAAGCACAACTCACAGCACGAGAGCAGCAACTGAGAGCCGTATCAATTGATCAGCAAGGTCGCATCGCAACTACCAAGGAGCTTAACAAACAGCAAACATCTAAGTACGCAGTAGATAACAAAACTGATGTGGATACTCGGAAGATGGCTGTTGACTTAGCGAAAGACAAACAAGGACGAGATATAGAAAAGGTAACGAATGGTAATAAAGGTTGATCCTGAATCAATAAAGCGATTGAAATCACAAGACCCAACGGTTCTCCGAAGGGTCTTAAGTGAACTCGATAGTAAACTCACAGTACAACTCAAACAGTCTAAGGAAGACATTCGATATATTCAAGGCTTCTCTGCCGCCGTGGATTTTCTGAGTGATCTAATTAAATAACAGCAGAGCCTTACCTCAATATACTAATTGAAGTTATCTGTGAAAGCCCACGGAAGCCTACACAACCATGCTTGAGTGAGTACAGTTGAACCGTAAAGGCACTCATCAGTCCCACATTGGAGGAACATGAGTACAGTAACAATCAATCGACTCGACGCAATTAAAGCACAAGAAGCCGAGTGGATTAAAGCAGCAGGAGGGGATACGGCACCAAGCACCGACGAATCGTTGGTTGATCCTAAACAGTCTATTTCGGAAGATTCAAAGAGGCCGCTCGGAGATGAAGCTGATTTAACCGCTGGACAAGATGCCACAAAGAGTGAAGTAGTTCTGGACCTTGATTATTGGAAGAAGCGAGCACAGGAAGCTGAGTTTCGTTTCGGAAAGTACAAGGCTAAAACTGATGCAACTATCTTTGAACTCAGGAGTGAGACTAAAACTCTTCGAGAGAATATCTTGGGTCTAACCGAGCGTGTGACTATCGCAGAGAGTAAACTGACGAAGGATACCACAAATACAGACCAGCTATTCTCACAAGAGGTTGTTGATATTCTTGGGTCCGAAACCGTAGATGCTCTCAGAGGTGTTATTGCTAAGACCAATGAGCGTGTAGACAAGGCTGAGGCAAAAGTTAAAGAGACTGAAACCAAACAATTAACTGACAAGATCAAACGAGATGAGATGGAAGCCTATGAAGCTTTTGTACGTTCTCTCGAAGTGTTTGTACCTGATGCTCGTGCAATGAATAGCGACGATGGGTTCCTCACTTGGTTGGCTCAGCATGATGTTACAGGTACTCCTCGACTTACTCGTTTGCAGTCTGCACAGAAGATTGGTGACATTGAACGTGTCGCTAGCTTCTTCTTTGATTACAAGAAAACACTTGAGCCTGTCAAGCAGGACATTCCAAAGAATCCTAACAAAGATACTATTGCAAGTCGTGTAGGTCCAGTTCAGAAAAGCTCTTCTTCCGATGTAAAGAAAGAATCACCTGAGCAGATCACTGTTTCTTTCATCCGTAATTTTGAGGCTGATGTAGCCAGAGGCAAGTACAAGGGTCGTGAAACTGAGAAAAGAGCGATTACCGCTAAGATCGACCAAGCGTATATGTCCGGTAATATTGTAACTTAATCAAAAGTGTCGAAGTTCGACAAATTCAAATGAGGTTTTAAATGGCTTATAATGCAACTTATCCGTCTTCGGGTGCCGTCAAGTACGCTCCTATTATCTTTTCCTCGAAGGTCATGCGGCTCTTTACTGAGTCAACCGTCCTTAACGAAATCACCAACAACAATTACGAAGGTGAGATCAATGGTAAAGGTGATACTGTCCAGATTCGTGTAGCCCCTACCCCGGTAGCTGGTGACGTAACTGAATACAGCGTAGGTACTCCGATTACTTATTCTCAACCGTCTGAAAATGCTCGCTCGCTGGCTATTGATCAGGCATTCTACAAAGCTTTCTTCGTTGATGAGGTTGACAAGATTCAGTCTGACCTTGGTATCATGGAGTTGTTTGCCGAGCGTTCTGCTTTGTCTCTGAAGATTGATACTGATCGTCGGGTACTGGCTTACATTCCTGCTAACGTCCATGCAGATAATAAAGGTGACACTGCTGGTAAGATCACTGGTGCTTACGATCTGGGTGTTGCTGGTGCTCCTATCACCATCACTAAGGATAATGCAGTTGACTTGATCGCTGACCTTGGTACTGTTCTTGATGAGTCTAACGTACCTTCCGAGGGTCGATGGATTGTCCTTCCGGCTTGGTATGTGAATATGCTCAAGAAAGGTGACTTGAAACGAGCAGATGTAACTGGTGATGACACTGGCGTTATTCGTACTGGTCTGGTTGGTATGATTGATCGCTTCAAAGTCTATCAGTCCAACTCTGTATATCATGTAACTGAGGCAGGTATTGGTGTAGGTGCTACCGCAGTTGAGACCTTCAGTGTTCTGGCTGGTGTTAAGGATGCAGTAACCTTCGCCTCTCAGATCAACAAGACGGAAACCCTTCCTGACCCTGACCAGTTCGGTGAGCGTTGGAGAACCCTCTTGCTGTACGGTCGGAAAGTAATTATGCCTGAAGCCGTAGCATTGCTTCTGTGTACTAAGAGCGCCTTGGCCTAAGGTCTGAGGTAATCAATTAGAAACAACAGGAACCCCTGTGGTCATAGGATCATAGGGGTTTTCTTGTATATAGCGAGTGAAACGGAGAACGAGGAATGAATTTACTTGATATAATGAAACTCACTAATACTTGTTGTGGTCTCCAAGGTGATATTGATACAGTTGACAACTTAAAGGATATGCAGACTGACTTGCTCAGGTTTGTGCAGCAGGCTAATAACAACATTCAATTACAGGCAGACGATTGGAAGTTCATGAAAGGTACTATTCAGATCGCATTGACACCTGCCTTGAACACTCATGAGGATGACACTGTTGCTAAGTGGGATCGAGTCTTGAATGGTTCTACTGATCTGAGGTTTGTTGATTACGACAAGTACCTCATCTCTGATTGGACAGTCCCTGGACCTCCTCATCAGTACACGATTGTTCCTGAGACTAATCAACTGATCATAAACGCACTGGACAACAACTACACTTTCACTATTAGATACACCAAAGTACCTAATAATCTTGTGTTGAACACTGATAAACCCCTGTTCCCTGCTAGATTCCATAACCTTGTGGCCTACACTGCTGCTACTAGCTTCGGATCTTGGTTAGGCAGTTCTGAGATTGAAGATAAGAATGCAACTATGGCTGATACAATTATGGGATTCATGATGAGATCTGAGAGGCCAGCAAAGACAATGAACTATTCCCCTATGGCTTAAACGAGGTAACTGATGAGAACTAAACGATCACGAGTTGCAGACAACAGAACAAAGGTCCACATATTCACAGGTGGTCTTAAAGAGGATGTAGCTCAGATAGAACTCCGAGGTGGCGAGCTTATTGATTGTCTGAACTATCAAGAGATTGATGGTGTGTATCACGGATATTCTAGTATTCCTGGTTATGAAGTGACTGATGGAACCACTCTCGCCTCTGAGGTAGATGTTGTTTACCTTACTGATTATGG